TATCTTTATCTTTACTTCTTACAAATAGAGTGGGTTTAAATTTAATTTTTTTCTCGACTCTTACACCGTGGTCATTATAACCACGGTATAAAAGTGTGTTGCCATATCGCGCAACGTTTGTGTAAAATGCTTTCAAGTATAAACTCCTATGTTTGGAGTAAGTATAACATTATATATAGATTTCGTCAATCTTTCTTTGACACAAAAGAATACATTTCTTTCGCTTTTTCCATCAAGTCTGAAATACTATACATTTCATATGCTTTTTCAACATCTTCCATACTTTTTTTACCCTCTACATAAAGGTCATTCATTAGCTGAATATTCATCTGATGTTGTTGGTCCATATAGTCTTTTGCAAGTCCAAGCATTTCTGCTCTTATTTCAAAGGGATTTTTGTGTGTCATTGTGTGTTCCTATCTAAATTTAATTATGTTCGCCATTATTTTGGCGTCCATTGTATCCATCAATTCTATCAAAAACTTTAGGCTTTCGCTTGGCAGTTTCAAACGTACCAACAGTAATTACAATTGCAGCAAGTAATAGTGTGTGTGCAATTGCGTTAATTCCCCAGAACATTATACTTCCTAAGTACATAGAGCATACGGATACCCACATCCATGCAAGAATTTGCATAATCAAATGGCGTACTTGTAAATTAGGAATATTTCTTAGTGGATTTATATTTGAATCCATTACACTGTTCCAAGTGTCAAAAATATGCTGTCTCATTTTAATCTCCGTAATTTGTGTGTGTGAAAGAAGGGCAATGATGCCCTTCCTAGTTTTAAGATAAAACTCTAATCCAGATATATTCTACAATCTGTCTATAGAGTTTCCATTTCATCATAATATGGTATAAGATCAAATCCATCCGCGAAGATTTTGGTTCGTTGATGTTTTGTCCCACGCCCTCATTCTACGTTCCAGATCACATAAATCCTTTGCTTCAGCAAAATATGCATCTCTGGTTTCTATTTCAGTCATAGGTGTTACGATTTGAAAGAAATTTTTGATCCATTGAATCATTTAAAATCCTCCAAAGTTCTCCTATTCAATTCAGCCAATATTTCATGGTCAGACATATTTGGATATTCTATTCTAAAATATTGAACCAAATCTGCATTTGCAGAACACTGTCTTGAAAATTGAATAGTTTTTCCTACAGAAAGAATAAAGTCAAAGAGACCTGTTAGACCTCTCGTTAAGAAGTTGTGCGTTGTTAGTATGTGTTGCATTTGAGTTTTCCTCGTAATTGCCAATTTTAATTTTACGAGGACGCATTTCTTCTGGTATAACATATTCCAATTTAATTGCTAATATGCCATCCTGAATATCTGCTCCGTTTACTTGTACATGTTCGGACAGCCTAAAGGTTCGCTTAAATTTCTTTGTTGAAATACCACGATGGATAAATTCTCTACCTTTAGACACATGTTCTCCCGTAACCATCAAAGTTCTGTCTTTTACTTCAATGTTAATTTCATCTTTACTAAACCCAGCAATAGCAAGTTCAATCAAATAATCTGATTCCCCTACTTTAATAATATTATGTGGTGGATAGTGGTCTTGAGCATGTTTCGCAGTGAATTCTAATTCATTGAATAAATGGTCAAATCCCACAAAAGATGAACGTGGAAATAGTGTTTGTAAGCCTGTCATTGTTATCTCCTTTTGATCAAGCAAGATTATTTTAAGACCGGGTAACCCGCATCTTATTAGTATATAGTATTTTTTTTCTGTATTTAAAGCTTTTAATTAAGAAATAATGTTTTTTATTTTCCATGGTGTAAAACATACTGTTCCTAGACTTACATAGTCTGCACCTTTATCGAAATAATATTCAGCATCTTTTTTCTCAGTTACTCCTCCACCAGCTATTATCTTAACATGTGAATGTTTACTCTTTATATAATCTATAATCTGAGTCGTATATGGTTTAAGTATTTTACCACTACGACCGCCATTTACAGAGTATAATGTGTTACTCGCATGAATTTGATTATAACCCATATCCACTATTTTGTCTATAAGACATTCTGACGCAGTTGGTGGTATTTTACATATACACCACTCACGCTGAGTTTTTGGCCATAGATCAAAGCCTGGCAACTCTGTAGCACCAACATCTTTATCTATGTTTGGACAACTAATATTTATTTCGACAGAAGTATTACTTGGAATAATACTATCGATATTTATCCAATCCCACTTATCAATAGCTGCTAAACTCATAACATCTGTAATTCTTGATCTTTTTAAGCCCTCTAAAACACCAGCGTTTCTCAAACCAATTTTATTTTGCCAACCACCATCAGTATAGCGCAGCGTCTTTAATATTTGAGGTAAAAGTCCAGGCCTATGTTTGTAAGTCCAACTGCCCGTTACACTTGTGGCACCAGAAAACTTAATATAGTTTCCAAATGGAGCCGATATAAAATATTTCATTACTTATATTGAATTATTTGATCTGGCGATTTAAAATTTTTCTTACGCATAATAGTTTTCATAACAACATCAAATTCATCATTTTTTCTATCGTAAGTAACAGCAACTGGAATATTCAAATTAGATTGAATATCTTTAAGTACAGCTTCCGCACCAGCAACGCCTTTAATAGATTTTCCTTGTCGTGCATACATTTTTTTAATAAATTCCGCTAACTCTTTCATGCTGATACAAGGATTGTTTCTATCGTCACCCATTCTATCGCCAAAGTGTCTTGTGAATTTAAAATCAATTCCATATTTTTTGAACAACTTATCGACGATAGATTCAAATGCTTTGATTTGTTTCATACCTACTAAATCACACTTGTTTTCTGTTATGAAATCTTTAAAATTTTTCATTTATCGCGCCTTCTTGGTTCTGTGCGATTATACTTTACTGTGACGCTTGATAAATTAGATAGATCGTTATTCATAGGATTATTATCTTTATGATGAATATCACGACCATCTCCTTCAGTCGCTAGTCCACCTTTTATTGCAGCCCGTCTTGCTCTTTTTCTGGCTGCATTTCTAGCCATCTGTTTAGGAGTACCTAGATAATTTTCACGTTCTTTTTTATAATCTCTGCCTTCTGCTTGAAGTTCTGTTTTCATATAGTCTCTTGCGGTATCAATATAATCAGTAGCTTTCGTGATTTTAGATTGAACCCACTCAGGCATATTCGTTTCATCTTTTAACATATCATGCAATTCTAATGCAGCGTCCGCAATAGTTTGAAGTTGGCCTTTTGCCATACTTCCTTCATTATCATATTCTGCATCTTCACTTTCTTTAAAAATATCTTTAAATGTTTTCATTTTACCATTTTCCTTGTCAGCCCAATTTGCATCACACATAAGGCTGTATGATATTTTCTATATTTTTAATAATTTTCTTATGCGTAGGACTTAAATCTTTTCGATCTTTTTTTACAGCGTCCAATGCTAGTTTTGTGTCTCCAGCATATTTCTTTTGCCACGCAGGTTTTTGTTGTCTAATATCAGAAACATTAGCGAGTCTATCTGCAAGCTTAATCACTAATGCCCAACTTGTCATATTAACCATCTTATCTTTTATATACTCACCTTTGCCGCCGGCAGCTTCAAGATCATCTTTTTTAGTTGTTAATTGATCAACTAAATTTGCGACTAATCCACCAAACTGTTTCACTAAATCGCTGTGTGTTAAGTCAGTATCTTCTACAGTATCATGTAAATATGCCGCTTGAACCAGTGCGGATAAATTTGAAGATTTTGGTTTAAATTTTGCTACTATTTTTGCAACTTCTTTTGGATGAGCAATATACTCTCCACCACTTTTTCTAAACTGACCTTTATGTGCTTTAGTAGCTGTTCTTAATGCATTCAATGCACTTTCGCTTATCATATGTGATTTAAAAGTCTGCATTTATTTTCTTCCTATGTTGTACTTTGTGCATAGTTCCCATTTACTTTTATCTTTAAACGGAATAATTTTAATTTGTCTTAATGGTGCCAAAGGCTCACATAGTTTTCCATCTTGTATATTTATAAGACCCCAATCTGACATTAGGGTCGTTATTGTATTTCTTCTAGCAATATCACTTTCTTCTAGATTAGATTTTTTTCCGTCAAGCAGAAATAATTCCTTAAAGTGTACTATAAAATATCTACCTTGCTTATGTAAAATATGGCAAGATTGAAATAGCTTGTTTTCTTTTCTACTTGACACACCAATCCTAGTTAGAGTTTCACGAACCTTAAGAAAATCATCGGGCTCATTCAGCGTAACTTCTAACATGGATTCTGGTGTCCAAGACACTAAATTAGATTCATCCATTGTCAACTCACTTTTTTTGTTATATTCATTTTATGACAATGTTATTTATATGTTTTAGTTTTACCACCTTTTTGAATTTTATTGTGAATATATTTAAGATTTTCTTTAGATAATAAACCTAAGACTTCACGCGCTCTTTGATTTGAATATCCATAATATTCTTTAACAGCTTCTAAATCTTCAATCTTTTCAGACTTGTACCACTCCGAAAATCTTTTACGCTTTCTAACCATTTGTCTAATAAAATCATACTGCATTCTAGCAGGAGTGGTATGTCTAAAATTCATTTCATTAGCAATAGCAACAGTATCATTAAAGTATGATAATCCTCGATTTACCATATAAGAACTATAAGACTTTTCTGATATATCATCTACCATAATATCGTCTTTTGTAATATTAATTGATTTTAAATAATCGAAATGATTCATTATAAAGCCTGTATAATTGTTTGCATACGCATTACGTCCATAACAACATCATGCCGCGCATCGTGTGCAACAAATTTTTCTTGGCAACCTTCGGGGATATAACTATTTCTCTGACCGCTGCCATATAATAGACCATCAAGATAAGATCGTGTATCACGAACCATCCAAAAAGGATAAGGAACTGAGTATCCAGTTGATTTTAAAATACCTTCAAATATAGGAATATCAAAAGTGTTTCCTCTTGTAAATACCGTCTTTAAATTATTAATATTTACATTCAGTACAAAAAAATTATACAACTTATCAATAGATTGATCAAGATCAGAATTTGGATCAAGAACTTTCTTAGCACTTTCTCCTTGTGTATTCCACCATTCTAAAGTACTCTTATCAATCTTACGTCCGTACTTTTTTACCTGTTCGGTAACATCAAATTTCATATATTTTGTTTTTTCTAACAATTCATCGTATGAATATAATTCATCACTATTCAGTCTAAATGAATTATATGTTAGTAAACCAAGAGATAAGACTACCCCTTGGTTTACATCCACGGAGAGTGTTTCAAAATCAAAAATTACAGAATTATCGGCAGACATTATTTAAACTCCACTTGAGACATAATCTCGGTTAGACATGCAACGGTGTTGATTTCTATATCAGCTACAAATGCTGATTTATATTGATAGTCTGCTAGAGTCAAAACCACTTGAGGAATACAATGGGGTTTAATATGATCTTGCATATTATCATAAATTGATCTAAATATTGCAGAAGTGTCGGTATCAATATTATTCGTTACCCATTTTCTCATTTCTTTAAAATTCTTTTCTTTAAGATGCTTCAGTATAACGCTAGCCGAATCCATAGAAGAATTGTCAACGCTATTCCCACTGAGTATACCACCGATAGATCGTCTTTGTGTCTCATTTAATACCCTTCTCCAATCAGGTGCATGTTTTTTAATAATAGGAATTAAATCTTCCTGAGCAAATTTTACGTTCTCTTGTTCAAGTACATTTCTAAGATGCTTGAAAAATTCTTGACAAAGAACTACTAGGTCTTTCTTAGTTGTATTAAATTCGTAAACACCACATCTTGAATGCAGTGGCTCAATTATACGATTTCTAAAGTTACATGTCAAAACAAATCTACAATTATTAGAAAATTCTTCTATAAATCCGCGCAAAGCGGGCTGTGTTGACTGAGGATTTAGATAGTCAGCTTCATCAAGAATAACTACTTTATAGCCACCTTGTAAAGATACTGTTGATGCAAATTGCTTTACTTTTCCTCTTAGAGTATCGATATTGCCCTCTTCCGATCCGTTGATAACAATATAGTCTAAATCAAGAGAGTTGCATAATGCTTTTGCAACCGTAGTTTTGCCAAGACCAGCAGTTCCTGTAAATAACATATTAGGAAGTTCACCAGTCTTGACAATCTCTTTAAAAGTCTCTTTTAGGTTAGACGGAAGAATAGTTTTTTCAATAGTTTGTGGACGATACTTTTCTACCCACAAAAATTCATTGTCCAGCTTTCGCTGTTTTTCAATATTCATAATATAATTCTATCCTTATAGGAGTTTACTAACTATTCTTCTGCCTGCTCTTGTTTGTAGTTTTCTACAGTTTGTACTCCTTGAGTACATTGGTCACGTAACTGTCCGATAGTAGACAGTTCTTCACCTCTGAAACCTCCTCGTTGAGTAACAGTATCAATTACTGCGATAGCACTACGCGAAATCTGGTTCATTAGATCATACGCTTTTTTATGTGGGTCGTTATCAGCCATATTATTTTATTCTCCGTAGGTTGATGATTTTTCAAGTGCAATCCAATATTGCAATCCGTTTGATTTATTTGTTAGTTTCGAAATTAGTTTAGATGAAATCTCCACTTCATAATCGCCAGATAGCATTTTCAGATTGTTAATATTATATACGAACTTGTATGTATACACATCAGAAGTGGCAGGAATTTCAATAGAAAAAGTATTTGCTGTTGAATTTTCCGAAGTTGTTACTGTAACTTTTGCCAAACCGTTATCAATACCTTGAATGAGCATTTCAGAGTGACCTAAAGCACCAGCAGCACTTCTTAGTTTTTGCAAAATATCTTCTGACAAATCTAATTTAACATCACCTTCTGGCATTCTAACATCTTTTCCAGCTTTAGTGAGCATTTCTGTATCCGAGAAAAAATATTTGATATTAGTTAGTCCACTTTCGTCTGAAATGATAACAAAATCATCTTGAAAATTTAAGTTTGGATTGTCTACTAGTTTCAACACTCCTAAAAATTCATTCAGATCATATACACCAAATTCAGAATCAAATGTTTCTTCAACAGTAGCTTTAGCTAGAATGTTTTTAGCTTCAGAAATTGTGCGAATTGTATTGCCTTGATCAATAACAATATTGCTATTGATAGATGCAAAATTTGACAATATTTGAATTGTCGATTTTGTTAGTCTCATAATATATTCTCCATGTCTATATTCAGGAATTATAGCAGTTTTTTTCGTTTTTGTAAAGTAAATTATTTAACTTTACTGAAATTTTTATCTTTATAAAATTCAATCTTATTTTCAAATTTACCGTCCAATATTTCTCCTTTATGTGAAATTACAAATACGTTGGTATCATCGTCTAATGTATGAAGTATTCTCATAAGATTTTCAACTCCATCATGATCTAAGGAAGAATCGAATGTTTCATCTAAGATCAATAAATTTGTCGCTACTGAATTTTTCATTTTTGCAACCTGTCTCCAAGTAAACAGTAATGCCAAATCAATTCTTTGCTTTTCTCCTTCACTGAAAGATTCATAGGAAAAGGCATCCCTATGCCTTGATCTGATAGATTCTTGAAAATTTTCATCTAAATCAAAATGAACAAAAAAGTCCAGTGTCTGTAAATACTTATTAACAAGATGATTAATAACAGGTAGATATTGTTTTATCACTTTTGTTTTTATTCCAGTATCTTTAAGCATCTCAGACATTACTTTATTATACAATAACTTTTCATTTAAAACGTATTCGTCGTTTTTCTTTTCATTTTTTTCAGCAATTATAGCATATAGTTCTCTTTCTGCTTTACTGGAATCACCATTTGATCCTGATATCTCTTTCAATTCAGTTTGATAATCTTGTATTTGTCCTTGCAACCTAGAGATTGTATTATTGTTAGAAGATATAGTTGACAATTTCTGTCGGACCTCATCTGCCAACTTAGTGAACCGCTCAATAGTTTGTTCCACAACAGCCGACTTTTTAAGTCCATCGTCCATCGCTTCTTTAATTTTCTTTGCTTTTGATTGTGCAGCGTTGAGATTGTTTGATCGGAGCGTTGCGTCAATACTCTGGGTACAAGTTGGGCACGTATCGTTTTGTTCATAGAATTTCGCTTCTTTGACCAAAGACTTGATTTTTTCTTGGAATTTCGCTTGATACTGCAACAGGCTTTGTTTTTTATCATTAGCATCATTCAACTCTTTTTTCATTATAGATTGATTCTCATTCACAAATATATCGCACTTTGAATTTTCATCTTGGAAAACCAAAATTTCAGCTTCTAATTTTTTGATTTCAGCTTGCTTTCTATCTGTAAAATCTTGATTGAAATTTGTAATATCTCTAATGTATTTCTCTTGTGTAGATATTTTATTTACCAAAACTTCAACACTATACTTAATGTCTTTTATACTTTCTTTCAAGATGCTAGTTTTTTCTTTTAAAAGAATATTCATCTTGGAAAATACATTTATGTCTAGCAAATCCTCAATAACATCCCTTCTATGTTGAGAAGGAAGCTGCATAAAAGGAATAAATGAACTACTACCTAGAACGACAATTTGATGAAATGATTTATGATTTAGTTTCAATATATTTTGTTCAAGGATTTTTTGATATTCTTTAGCATGTGAAGATTGATCCAACATTTTACCATTTTGCCAAATTTCAAAAATATTAGGTTTAATTCCTCTAACTATTTTATAGTCATTTACCCCTATAGAAAAAACGACTTCGACAAGACAATCTTTATTATTGATCGAATTAACTAATTGTGGTTTATTAATATTTCTATGTGGCTTACCAAACAAGGCAAATGAGAGCGCATCTAACATAGTTGATTTACCCGCACCATTTCCACCTATAATCAAAGTAGATTTAGATTTACTTAAATCTATATCTGTCCAATTATTACCAGTGGATAAAAAATTCTTATAATTAAGTCTCTTAAAGAGGATCATGTAATTTCCAGTGTTTGGGCTTCAGTTAAAAGATTTCTCATTTTAATCTTAATTCTATTCTTGTCTAATTCAGTATCTACAGACTCTACATAAGTGTCGAGCAATGTTCCTGTATCTTCTACGGATATACCTTCATCTCCAACTCTTTCTCCAATAAATTCTTCAAAATTTTCTGTTATTTTTAATTCATGGATATTTCTACTCTGAATTTTATCACAAAAAGTATCAAATGTAAAGGGGTCTGATTTATTAATTACCACCACTTTAACAAATTTATTGTCTAAGTGACCTAGAGAATATGTAGAATAGTCTGTTTCACGATCATCATAAACAATTTTTTCAAACAATGTGAATGGATTACGGATAGCTTCAATTTCGCGTGTTTCAGTATCTAACACATGAAAATATTTAGGATCATGTGCATCTGACCAATAAAATTCCATCTGTGTGCCCAAATACATAATATTGTCTTGCTGAGACTTTGTATGATAGTGTCCAGACATAACAGTTTCAAATCTTGAAAAGATATTTTTGTCTAAACCACCACGACTTTGAATACCCCTCATCATATCAAAACCACTTAGTTCTAAGTGACCGCCGAGGATAGATGCTTTACAATTCTTAACAAAATTCATAGATTCTGAATGGTTTTCATTAGTAATCCATGGTAGTAATGCAATGTCAAGACCACCATAGTTCATCACTGTAGGCTTCATTATAATATGGATTTCGTTCATATAATGACCCAATAACTCTTTTAGAGAATTTAAATCATTTGTATTTTTAAAATAAGTATCGTGGTTACCCGGAATAATATCCATAGTCATTCCTCGTTTTCTCATAGGATTGAGAAAAGAATGTCTGTTATGGGTTAGAGATTTAAAATTAATAATTTTTCTATTATCATAATAATCTCCTAAATGTAGTATCTGTTTAATATCGTGCTTGTCGCAGTAAGGAAATAGTAGTTCCGAATAAAATTTAGACGCATTATCTAGGAATATATCGGATGAGTTCCTTATGCCTGTGTGTGTATCATTAAGAATAAGTATTTTCACTCTAAGAAATCCTTTAAATCTGAATCCGCATTTACTGTTCGCTTCTTCCTTTGTTGCTTTTCTTTTTTACCAAATTCTTTCATAATTGTATCATATTCTTTCACCTTGTCAATACGGTCTTTAAGAACATCGATAAAGTGAGTGGCAACAACAGAAGATGCTTCTCCTTGCTCTGAAACCAAAAATTCTTCTATTCCAGATTGTGATAAGTATTTTTCTTTGATTTCTTGTTGTTTCTTTTCTTTAGCTATACGGCGCAAAAAAGCGTACCATATAATCTGTGTAAAGTATGCAAAAGCATTTGGTTTTCCAGAGCGAGTGGTTGCATTGATATTATAATTTTCTACTGCCTTTAAACAATTTTCTACTGCATCCATAACCATTTCTTCTCGGTAAGTATACCGAATAAAGTTAGATTTATGTGATAAGTTTTCAGCGATTTTTAAAAAACATTCTGCCAGATAGTTAGTAACTACAGGTAGTTCTTCAGATTTTTCTCTTGCTTCGTTTACAGTTTTTACATACTCAACAATATTTGCTGAAAATTCTTGATTGTTCACGTAATGAGTATTTTTTGTTTTTGCTTTAGGCATATTCGCTCCTTCATTATTTAACATTATACTACAAAAATTATATTTTGTCTACCACATATTTTCTATTGACGTTTCCAACGAATCTGTTATAATAAGATTCTTCTTAGTGAGTGGGGTATATACTAGTGCTTTCTGCCTTCAGGAAACTTAATCACGTTTTCATCAGAATCTAACATCTCATACTCTTTAGTTATTCCCAATCTTTGCATCCAGTCAGCCGCGTCTAAGAGGTCTTTTTTTGTAAATAGTTCATCATTTTCTTCATCGTAGTCATTTGTGGAAGTAGCCCTTTCGTATTGTTCCATCAATTCATCGCTAGGAATACATCTTGATACTATGTGTTGAGGATTTATTGAAGCTAAATTGTTACCTATAGTATCTTGAAAAGACATCCAAGGTTTAAGCATACATAGAACACGATTGCTTGTCATTTCTGATGTAGTTATTTTTAAGCAGTTCCTTGCAACTACTTCAAATTCTTCATCTATGGAATCTTCATCTGCGAGTTCCAATAACTCACAAATTATTTCTTCTCCATTAGCTAACTTTAGTTGTAGTACGTTATTTGTATTCATAGCTTTATCCTGTACTCTTTAAAATCAAATTTCTCTTTCTTGTAGATTTTTAGTCTTTCTTCTCCATGAAGTAATGCGTAATTATCTTTTGATTTGTGTTTTAGATCGTCCACTAAGTCGTATAACTTACTCACTCTACCATCATCACTTTTTCTTAAAGTTCTTCCTATACTTTGCAATACTCTAATTTGAGATTTACTAGGAGAAGCAAATATGATGTTATGTAAGTTCTTAATATTTATACCCGTACTAAAAGTGCCCAAAGAAGCTACAATTATAGAATCTTTTTGAGTTTCAACAATTTTTCTTATAGCTTCTCTGTCCGTAGCTTCTGTTTGGCCAGATACATAGAATACCTTTCTATTTTCTTCTGCTTTATCAGAAATTATATCATGTAGAACTTTACCATGCTTTTCTACAAATTGAAAAAGCACTAATGTATTTCCTTTCATATCAATGGCCAAGTTTCGTATGAAGTTGTTTCTAGCTTCATTCAGTACAATCCAATTAATTTCTTGAGCGTAAGTTTTACCTACATTTTCCATCTTTTCTTGTTCACTATATTCTAAAGTCAACATAAAAATGTTGAGAGGCGCTAAAGTATCATCATCCTGTAATTTTTTTGTTGTGGTAACTTTTCTTACTTTACCAAATAAACCTTCTAAAACAAGTTTGTGGGTTTGTGTACCGTCAAGTGTTCCTGTTGTTCCATATCTATACGCGGTGTTTACGCATTTATTCATAATAGATGTAAGAGATTTCGATTTAAATCCATGGCACTCATCGCCGAATACTACTCCAAAATTAGAAAACCAACTTGGAGGAAGTTTATATATGGATTGCCAAGTACTAACAATTATACGTTCTTTTATATCATGTTTAGCTTTTCCAGAATATATTACATGACACTCCTTCTCAACATCAAAAGAATTATCATGTGTCGAATAATCCGAAAAATCCGCAAACATCTGTTGTACTAATGATGTTGTTGGAACAATCACTAATACATTATTATCATTATTTTTCATATACCATCTTAACAAAACATAAATGATTAGAGATTTACCTGAACCTGTAGGAGATAGCAGTATCGATCTTTTATTTTTAATTGCAGTGCATATAGCATCGAATTGATAATCTCTTATTTTTATAGAATTACCTTTGCTTCTTAAATCTAAAGTTTCGATGAATTTCATAACAGTGTCAGGATCTATTTGATTGTATTGCTCGGGAGAACCATATTCACTATCTTCATAATCTAATTCATATCCTCTTTGTTTCGAAAATGATTTGAGTTGATGTAGTAGACCTGCGGGCAACTCTTGTGTCATTCCATTGAATATTCTAATTTTGCCATCCCAAACTTTATTTCGATAAAGAGGCATATATTTGTATCCATCTACGAAGAAACTGAAGTATTCATTTAATTCCATAAGAATTCCGCTGTCACAATCAACTAACAGTTGGCTTTCATTTTTCTTCATTACCGAAATTTTTTCAATCATTATCCACCAGCCTCAAACTGTTTCCATCTAATAATATTACTTATTGATTGATGCTTCCATTTTAAATTTTCTACAATTTCCGAAAGTGTCTCAACAAAAGTTTTGTAGTATGCTATCCGTTCTTCGGATTTTTGAATATCTTCATCTGCATCATAATAACGATTCATATCTCCTTTAAGTGGCTTTATGCCATCAAAAGGATCATAAGTCCAACCATGTGCATCGATTTCATCTTGAGACAATTTTCCATTATAGTATTTCCACTTTTCTAATAAAAGCGTTTTTTGTTTCATCTCAGATTTTTTAAGTTGTAGTTTGTTTATAGAAAGAACCTGTAAATATTTTGCGTGTAGTTTTGCAATTTCTACTGTGGACCTAACTAAATTTTTTTCATCTATTTGGCAATCTTTTTGCCATTCTTCTAAAGTCGTTTCAATTGTTAGCAATTATTTCTCCATAATATAATAATTTATTTTATTTCATAATATCCTACACTGAATTGTACAGGAAATGTAATCACGGGTGACGTGTCCGATGTTGCTTCTAGTAATATAGTACCTATACTTGTAGGTACACAATCTATATATCTAATAGTTTTAATGACATTATTGTGGCTACTAGTTATAGTGAGAGTGATATCCATTGTCGGTGTAAACGTTAAGTCTGTTCTTCTATTATCTAAAGGACTTTCAACGTTTTTTTGCACCATAGATGTTAATAAATTAAATACTTCAGTATAAGTTTTTAGATTTTCATCAACTAAAACATCCATAGCCAAATCTTCAAAAGTTAAAGTATCTCCGGGTAGAGGAACAGTAGCAACTCTTAGATAAGGTAAATTGGGAGATGATATAGTAATCCCTGGATGAATTACTCTCTGAGCAAAAAATTCTAAGTTGCCAAATTTAGAATGATCTATTACTACCTTAAAATTTGTAGGCTGTAAATAGTTTAAATTTTGTGTTAATGTAGCCATTTTAGCTTACCTAATTTAATTTCATTTATACGTCTATTTATACTTGACATAACAACTTATATTCGATATAAGGTAAGAGTAAAAAATCGAAAGAGAGAGATATTATGTGGAAACTTAGAAGTCAATTCACTGTAAGGCAGTTCGATGAGACAACTGGTAAACCTCACACTGAAGGTCCTCTTGAGTGGAATACACTGACTGTTGATACACAAAAAGAAGCTGAAGAATGGTGGAAGTGTAGAACTGCTACTAATTGCAAAGTCAATAGAGTCAGCACAATGTTTGATCCTGAGGGCAACGTAGTCAAAGTAGTTTTTAATTAATATTAAGACTTGACAATCTCATACGAATCAGATACAAAGTAAGAGTAAAGAGAAACAGAAAGAGAGCCCGAAATGACAAAGTTCAATAAAAATGACTTCACATATCACGGTGGCTATTTGCACTACACTGGCGATTATGAGGGTCGACCCGTTTGGCCAGCAGTTTCAAAAAATGGTGTAAATGTTCATCCATCGCGTGTTGGTAAACCAAAAGACCTCTTTATCGCTCGGTTCAAGTACGGCGGTCCTTTCACTAAAGCCAAATTCATGAAAGAATTGATGAAGTCTTTCACAGTTGAAGAATATGTTGCAGAGCGGAACAAAGAGGGTCTTGATAGTTCTCCCCTGCAGATACTAAGAAACAAAAATGAAAGTTGGTATTACAATCTAATATTTGCTTGGAAAAACAAAAAAACTGTACATTGTGCATATGATCACGGTCCGTAATTATCACGAATAAAAACTCTTGACAGTAGCGCAGAAATGCGCTACAAAAAAAGAGTAAAGAGAATCAAGACAAAGAAGAAAGAGACATAGAAATGAAAACTAAACTTCCTTCATATGTAACCGGTACCGGTATTTGGAATGATTATGTAAATAACGCTCCTTCAAATGTTTCAGCCCGCTTTCAGTTTGAGCGTGTTAAAGAAGCTAGTACTGGCGAATGGTCTTACGGCACTCCAATTTGGGACATCAAGTATACCGAAGATGGTTATCATTATCACAATGTAGGATGTGTCACAGCTTTTCCGGGAGACGGAGTTCAAGCTACTATTTGGAATAATGATACAGTTAAGGGTACAGATCCTTTTGAAGTTTTTGAAGCTGCAGTATCAGCATCTAAAGATTTTGATCTGGAAGCTTGGTTTTATCGCAATGAAGAGGAAACAGTATAATGCAAGTCGTAACAGTTAGATTCGTAGGATCAATGGTTCAACCTTCACATCATGATTGTGAAATTGTAGAAGGTTCTATGAAAATGAAGTTTGATAGTGGTCTAAATGCATATCCTAACATTTGCCACCAAGACACAAATCGTCCAGTATGTCAAATTGTTTCACCATTTGGTAAAGATAATACATTAGAAGCATTCTATCTTTACGAAAATTGGAATTGTAACTTAGATTAAAAAAAGACAGTGCCGAAACACTGCCTTTGAGTTTTATTAGGAGAGCATTCTTTGATGCTCTCCTTTATTGTTTTTAGAATCTACGCGAGGATATTGTCTACACGGAAAATTCTGTAGTACTGATTAGTCTTAGCTGCAGCAAGACCATCAGAAGCAGTTGCACCAACGAATGGGTTAGATACCATGCCGTAACGGGTTTTGAAACCAATTTTTGGCTGGAAGCTATCCTCAGCAACGGCGCGAACCATTGTAAGAGGTACGTATGGGCAATAGAAGATACCAGCGTCATATGCGTTAGTACCTTTATAACCTGTTGTGATATAATCGACTGTTGCATATGGATCAACATATACTTTTGTGCGACCATTAAGAACACCGGCAAATGTGTTACCAGTATCGTCAACATTCAGGTTATCTTTAAGTGCTGGTGCATAGTCAAGCATACCAGTTGCGGACAAGCAAGATGCAACATCGCTAGAAGTGATGATAAAGTTACCACGACCACGGCGAGTTTCTTTTGCGATTACGTTTGCTTCACGCTCAATTTGGATCATAAGACCTTTGAACTTTTCAACGCTCCAACGACCATCTGCATCTGTAGACAGATCGAATACACCATTCATAGCAGTAGAAGCTTGGCTTGCACCAGTTTTAGCTTGACTGTTGATAGAACGGATAACTTCACGATTGATTTCTGCAAGGATTTCAGTTGAAAGAATGTTAGCCAGTTCGCCTTCTGCGTCCAGACCGTGGATTGCTTTCAGATCCTGTGCGAGTTCAAGCGAATATTCCGCTTTCAATGCGCGTGTTTTCGCAACGACTTGCGCTTTGTCGATGGTGAAACCCATCTCAGCGAAAGCTGTTGAACCGCTAGTACCCAATGCTTCACCGTCAGCAGTAGACATACCAGTACCATGTGCTGGGCCAGTACCGCGCTCGGAGTCGATTGAGGAGTCGCCACTTACGTGACCGGCTGTACCGTCAAGACCTGCAAGACCAGATGGGCCGCCGCTATGAGAACCTGTACCAGAGAAACCAGTTCCAGCTTCGTTGAATAGTGCTTCGCCATTGTCTGTTCCGCCACCGCGAGTAGTGCGATATGTGGATTTCATTGCAAAGATCAGTCCAGTTG